GGACAACTGCTGCAGGTAATTTAGGAACAGTTGCAAATGGCGGAACTATCAACTTTACAGTAGCAGCTACAAATGCTACAAGTTTTGCAGTACAATCTGGAGCACTTCCAGGTGGTGCAAGTTTAAATACAAGTACAGGTGCAATCACCGGTACTGAATCAGGCTCAACGCAAACGACAACGTTCACATTTACGATACGTGCAACAGATGCGCAGGGCCAAACAGCGGACCGTCAGTTTAGTATTTTAATATCTCATGGTGCGTCAGGAGGAGGACAATTTAACTAATGTCTAGTACAGCTTTAACAAGAACACCAGGATCAGCAGGAAATAGAAGAACTTGGACTTGGAGTGCTTGGATTAAAAAATCTAAAATAGCACACTCATCAGCAGGAACTTTATTTGGTGCAAAAGATGGAAGTTATCCTGAAATTTTTTATTTTGCTTCAGATGATACTTTAGTATGGCAGCATGATATATCTGGTTCAGATTATTTAGTAACTATAACTGATAGAAAATTTAGAGATGTAAGCGGTTGGCTGCACATAGTTTTAGCAAAAGATACCACACAATCTACTGAAGCCGACAGAATTAAAATTTATATTAATGGCGAACAACAAACTTTAACTGAAAGTCAACTAGGTATTCCAGGTCAAAATTATGAAGGTGCAATAAATAATAATGTTAATCACACTATAGGTAATTGGGAAACTAACTCTTATTATTTTGATGGTTCCATGTCTCATGTTCATTTCATAGATGGAACTGCTTATGCTGCATCAGCGTTCGGTTCTACCGATGCATCAACTGGAGAATGGAAAATAAATACCACTCCAAGTGTGACTTATGGAAGTAATGGTTTCTTTATTTTAAAAGATGGAAATTCAGTGACAGATCAATCTGGTAATAGTAATAACTTTACAGTTGCTAGTGGTACACTTTCAAAAACAGAAGATAATCCAAGCAATGTTTTTGCTACATTTAATTCTTTACATAATACAAGTGCTACAATGTCTAATGGGAATTTGACGGGACAATCTACTAATTCAAATTATATTTCAGGTGTAAGCACATTAGGAACTAAAACAGGAAAATTTTATGCTGAATTTAAATTAATTGCTGAAAGTGCTAGTGGTGAAAGTGTTATTGGTGTGACAGGATTAGTTAGACCAACTTCTGCTATTGTTGGTCAAACAGGAAATTTTGGAATAAGAAATAATCATGGTTTAAAATATTACACAGAAAATGGTTCTGCATATACTGGCTCATCTCAACACGGAAATTTTACAGTTAATGACATTATTGGTGTAGCTTTAGATATGGATAATGGCAGAGTATATTTTTCTAAAAATGGTGGTTGGTGGAATGGTGCATCAACTTGGACAGGTACTTCACCATCAACTTATGTGACTTTGCAAACAGATATTTTTGATGAGTTCTTTTTTGAATGTGGTGATGCGGCGTCAGGTCATAATGCTACTTGGTCGGCAAATTTCGGTAATGGATTTTTTGGCACTACTGCCATATCTAGTGCAGGAACTAATGCTAGTAATAATGGAATTTTTGAGTATGATGTACCAGCAAACTATACTGCGTTATCAACAAAGGGGTTAAATACATAATGGCATACACAACAATTAATAAATCTACAGAACATTTTAATACTAAACTTTACACTGGAACTGGAAGTTCAAATGCACAAACTGGGGTCGGATTTCAACCAGATTGGGTATGGTTAAAAAATAGAAGTTCTTCAAGTCTTGGACATCAAGCATTTGATGTTGTTAGAGGAGTTACTAAAAGAATTTTTCCAAATGATACTGCAGTTCAAGAAACAGATGCAAATGCTTTGACTGCTTTTGGTTCTGATGGATTTACAGTTGGAAGTAATACTGGGGTAAATGCAAGTGGTGATAACATAGTTGCATGGAACTGGAAAGCAGCAAACTCACAAGGATCATCAAACACAGACGGCTCTATAAACACAACATACACATCAGCTAATACAACAGCAGGATTTTCAATATCTCAATACGTAGGCACAGGAAGTAATGCTACTATTGGACATGGATTAGGTGCTGTTCCTAAATGGATTATAGTAAAAAATTTATCAGCAGCAGGTAATTCTTGGTGTGTATATCATTCAGGAATAGGTAATACAGCAGCAGCATTTT